GGGCGTTCAACCAACTCAAGTCGTATCTTCGATGAGGGTGTGTCTTGGGATAGTATTATGAATGAGTTTGTTGCTTTGCTCAACCACCACGGCTATGTGGTGAAGAGTCAGGTAATTGAAATTGACCACAACGGCAATGTTGATTCTATAAAACGTCGTGGTCGTAATTAAATGTTGAAAGGTTTGTTATGTCAGAATATCTATGGGTCGAGAAGTATCGCCCTCGGTCAATCAAGGAGTGTGTCCTACCACAACACCTGAAAGATGTGTTTCAAGCGTTTGTGGACCAAGAGCAGATTCCTAATCTTCTTCTCAGTGGTGGTCCTGGTATCGGTAAGACAACCGTTGCCAGGGCTCTCCTGAGTGAATTGGATCTCGATTATCTAATCATCAACGGTTCGATGAAGGGTAATATCGACACCCTTCGAACTGAGATCCAACAGTTTGCTTCTACGGTATCGTTCAACGGTAAGCGTAAATATGTCATCCTCGATGAAGCAGACTATCTAAATCCACAGTCTACACAACCTGCTCTCCGTAACTTCATGGAAGAGTTTTCTAATAACTGCGGTTTCATCCTCACTTGTAACTTCAAAAATCGTATCATCGAACCGCTACACAGTCGGTGTTCGGTCGTTGAATTCAACATCACTAAAAAAGAACTATCTGGTCTTGCACCTCAGTTTATGCGGCGCATTGAGAATATCCTGAAGATGAAGGGTATCAAGTATGACCAGAAGGTAATTGCTGAGTTGATGCTGAAGCATATGCCAGACTGGCGACGTATTCTAAATGAGTTGCAGCGATACTCTGTCACTGGCAACATCGATGTTGGTATCCTTACTAACATGAGTGATGAGTCGTTTGACTCTCTGGTGAAGATGATTGGCAGTCAGGACTTCACTGGCATTCGTAAGTGGGTTGTGGACAATAGTGATATTGAAACTGCTACTCTATATCGCAATCTCTACAACCATGCTAGTAAGAATATGAAACCAGCAAGCATCGCTCAGATGGTTCTCATCCTTGCTAAGTATCAGTATCAAGCAGCATTTGTGGTTGACCATGAGATTAACAATGTGGCATGTCTAGTTGAACTGATGACAGATTGTGAGTGGTCATGAATCCGTTTGACTTCGTAATCGATATCAATCTTGGTAAGAAAGATATCATCACCAACTCTGACAATCCAGAACTAGCAGAGAGGACGTATAACCCCTACCTAACTAACAAGTCACTTTCATACTTTCCTGATACAGTTCAGTATGCCAATCTGATGAATATGCATAGCGACCTAGACAATATTATGCAATATTCGTTTCTACTAAATATCGTCAGGAAGCGGAAGCGTTTCTCTAAATGGCACAAAGCCACTGATGATGAGGACTTGCAAGCAGTCATTGACTATTATGGTTATTCAGTCAAAAAAGCGAAGGAAGCACTCAAAATTCTTGGTGATGAACAATTGGTATCAATAAAAGAAAAAATGAGTAAAGGTGGTATGAAATGACTGATTTAACAACAATGATTGAAGTGCATCTGAAAAACGAAGATGACTTCCTCAAAGTAAAAGAAACGCTGACCCGTATTGGCGTTGCCTCTCGCAAAGATCATAAGCTATATCAATCCTGTCACATTCTACACAAGCAGGGTCGGTACTTTATTGTTCACTTCAAAGAACTCTTTGCGCTTGATGGCAAACCCTCTGACTTCAACGAGAATGAAGCAGACATTGCTAGACGTAACACTATTGCTAATCTATTAGAGCAGTGGGATCTAGTTACTCTAGTCGATTCAACAAAGACAGCAGAGCCTGTAGCACCGTTGAATCAAATCAAAATTCTACCCTATAAAGAAAAGAACGATTGGGAACTTGTAGCAAAATATAGTATTGGAAGGAAAAAGTAATGTATGGTGATGTAACTGGTGAAGATAAAACAACTGAATATCGCACACGTAATATGCTGTTAGAAGCAAGCGAGGCACACTTCAATGCACATATTCAGAAGCATCGTGCAAACATCGAAGTGCTTCTGCGTCACACTGTCGGTCTGGCAGAGCATCCTGATATCATGGATACGATTGAGAAGGAGCTTGAGATCATGGCAGAATATGACGATAAATTAGAAATGTTGAAAAAATATTTCTAAAAGGGCTTGACATATGATATAAGATATATTATAGTAAGAGACTATAAGCAGTATTTCCTAGTATCTATTGTTTATGATTTATTTTAAACCCCAACGATTGCAAACCATAGTGTTTGTAATATGAAAGGAAATCACATGAAAAATAATGATAATTCAATCGAAGAATTCGAAAAATTCTGTACTCCAACTAGTCAAGAAGGTAGTTATATTATCCCGGAACTTCCCATTGGTATATTAATGGATGAAAATATTATTAAACGCATTCCAATCAATAGAGATGAAAAACGCAGGGTCACGAAGGTAAAAAATATTTTGAAAAATCCTCTGCCTGTACACAGAGAATATGCATTATTTATTGTAAAGGATAAACTCGTAGCTTGTTTTGAAGAAGAAAAAATTGAGATTAATCCTGGTGTCTATTTGGCAAATGGTAATACTAGAAGATTAGTTTATAAACTTCATCCTGAGCTTCATAAAGGTATCAAAACTGTTACCGCAAATGTTTATGAAATTGAAACTGCACAGGATTTAATTTCAAATTATAATGCGTATGATAGTGTTGATAGTGTTGAAAACGGCTCACAAAAATTACAAGGCGCAATTGAAGCATTAAAATTAAATGTATCTACAACTACTGTTAGGTCAGGCGGGTTTAAAACTGCTTTAGATATTGCATATTCGGATCGTACAGCAAGTGTTTTTGTGAAAACTTCAGCATTTAAGAAAGAAATTGAATTACTTGATGAAATTGGGTTTTTTGAACCGGCAGATAAAGATTTAAAATTCCAATCATTTTATGCTTTCGGTTTGATTGCTGCAAAACATTGGGGAGGTCCTGATAAAACCAGACAACGTATGATATCAGGACTTCAAAAACTTGCAAGATTACAAAGGACTGATCCTTATATGCCACAAGATGATAAGTGGGATGGCTTGTCATTTATCTTTTATGAAATTTTCAATGAAAATAGATCGCAACGTATACCAGATGGTATGTTGAGAAAGACAAGTTATGCAACAATTTCACCTCAATTAGATTTTTTCTTATATATGTTTGAAAAGTATATGTCATCACAGTTACTTCATAAGAAAAAAGGTCCTAAAGCTGATAATTGGTCGGGTAAACTTAATGATATATTATCTTCTATTAGCAATGGAATTTGTTAGTATAGAAAAAATATTTCTAAAAAGTACTTGACATATAATATAAGATGCATTATATTATATAAGAATGATTATGAAACTATAAAGGAACTTGAAATGAATAACTATATGAAAACACTTGCTATCGCTGGTATTGCCCTATCACTTGGTGCCTGTCAGGCAACCACCATGGGTAAGATGGGTGGTGGTATTCTTGGTGCTGGATTGGGTGCACTTGGTGGCAATCAATTTGGTAAGGGGCAAGGTAAGGTGCTTGCCACTGCTGCTGGTGCTTTGTTAGGTGCTGGTGGTGGTGCTTTTGTTGGCAACTCATTGGCAATGCCTTATGAGAACCGCACGGCTATCAATGGCAACACTATGCGTATTGGTCGTAACGGTCAACGGATTACTGAGAATGGTTATCGGATTGACCAGAATGGTCAGCGGATTGATGATGCTCAAGTCAGTAGTCAACGCCGTCACAATTACGATGGCACACCAGTAATCGTAAATCAGGGTGGTGGGCAGGCTCATTCAAACTCACCATCCATCAGTAACTATGGTTGTACTGTTCGTAACAACTATGTTATTTGCAACTCTAACTAACCTTGCTATGCGTTGATTGCATACCTGGGTTAGAAAAATAGCGAAACAATATTTCGTTATTCTAGTCTAAATAATAGTGAGCAAAGAGCGTTTCTTTGCTCATTTTTATGACACGCCTAATGGGTGTCAGATATACTTAACCTTGCTTAACAGGAGGAACAAGCAATGACTAAACATTTTTTCAACATCACAGATTTCCCTATGTTTGTCGGTCTAGATCGGGTCTACGATCAGATGCTGAAGCATTCAGAAGAATTGGGTAAAACTGTGCCTAACTTCCCACCCTATAACATTCGAAAGGTAGACGAAAACAAATACACCGTGGAGATCGCTGTTGCTGGATTTTCAAAGTCTGACATCGAAATCGAAATCGATGGAGACACCCTAAAGATTACTGGTAATTCAAAAGACGATGCCGATAATCTTCTTTATAAAGGTATTGCGAACCGAGGGTTCACTCGGACGTTTAACCTTGCTGATACTATTGAAGTGCAGGATGCCTCACTCGTAAACGGAATGTTAAAAGTTTTCCTAGAGAACATTATTCCCGAGAACAAAAAGCCACGCAAGATGGACATCAAGGAGGAACAAGATGGAACTGATCAAGCAGATCATTAACTATTTCACTTCACCTGCAACGAGCAAGTATCTAGAAGATTCGGTTGACCACGCAGACCTAGACCACAAAATCAAGGAGATGCGTCGTATCCAAAACTATAGAATCAATGTTGCTTTAACGAAAGGATACCTATAATGGATTACCTATCACAATCACCAGACAGCATTTTCTTTATGGGTGTGTTTGGAATGTTTTTTGGGCTAACTGCTATTTCAGTAGTAGCGCATAAATTTTTTCATTGACACCTACCATAGAATAT